CACGGCTCGGCTGGCATTACCTCAAGTGACCAACCAAATTTAGGGCCAACCTCACACATGAACTCAATCGTGGCGCCCGACATGTTCGCAAAATCACAGGCCAAACCGAGGTTATGCCGGCTGGTACCCGGTACCGCCATTGGCGCATTGCCCGGCTTTAGGTAATAGTTTTTGTTTTCGTACACTCGAGGTTTAACGCCCGGTATTGGCTCTAACTGGTAGCGCTGTAAAAACCCTTGGCGTTGTAACGCAATGCTGCGGTAAGTATCGCCTGCGCTGGTTGGTTTGAATTGTTTTAGCCCTGCTTGAAATGCCGCGGCTCTTACTGCGTTGTATGCGTTGGCGGCCAGCGGGTGTAGTTTGCCAAACGGTTTAACGTCTAATAAAAGGCTGGCTGGTAGTTCGCCGGGTTTTACATGTACCAAACTGGCTGGCAATACCAGTTTTTTAATCGGTGGTTGCACTCGAACTGGGCTTACTCTTTAGGCCGTTAGACGCAACCAGCCCGCTAAGTGTGCCAGTAAGAAAAACTAGCAAAGTGCTTAAAAGGTCAATTAGTTGCGCGTCGGTTGGGGCTTGCTCGGTTGGCTGATCTACAAACAAAATGCCGTAAATAAAAGCCATAACCGTAAAAGTAAAGCATAAAGCCATTAAACGGCCCACAAAAACAATTAGTGCGGCATGGTGCTGTTCGGGTGTTTTAATCACAAGCGGCCTTCGTAAAGCATTGGTATTTAATATTTGTTTTAGAAACTGTGCAACCATTACAACCCCACAAAACTACGGCAATAAATAAACCGTAACCAATCATATAACGCCATTTCATCAACTTAGTAGCGCGGCTACTTCTTCGGCAGTTAGTCCAAGTTTGGCAAGTGTCGCTTGCTTTAATTCTTGCCGGTCTATATCGGCTTTTATTCTTAAAGCAAATTCTTTTTGGTCGGCTTCATATTGTGCATATTCGGCCTCGGTCATTTCTCGAACTTCATCACCTATTTGAATTGTTGGTCTTGTTGTCATTTTGCTACTCCGTAAACTGCGTAAGAACCTGTGGCATTATTGGCAAAAATAAAGGTTAAACCGTCATGTGCTTCGTTTGCGTTGTAAGTTGCGCCACCTGACAAAGCAATAGGCGCAACCGAACCAGTGTTGTAAGTAAACCCGTTTGCGCTTAATGCTGTTTTGTAACTTGCATTTAAAGGCGCGTAAGCGTTTATTTGAAAACCCTGCACCGTTGTTGTAAATTGGTCACCAATAAGAAACGAGGTAGCGCCGTTTGTCGTTAAACCGCTAAACGCACCGCTACTACTCCAACCGCCCGCGCCCCCAAAGTAACTTGCAGCGGTTCTAGGTGTACCCGCGTTGTTCACTCGGATACTTGTAGCGCCGCTTACCGCTGAACTTTGCAGTAATACGTTTAAAAAAACTACGTAGTTGTCGTAGGTGCTTGTAAAGGTTCCTGTAGGCATTGACACCGTGGTTTGGGCTGTAAATGTCGTCGTTGCTTTGACAAGTTGCAAGGCGCTTGACATGTTTAGCCAAGACGCTCCGTCGTAGTATTGGGTGTCATTGGTTGCTTCGATGTAGGCAAATTGGCCTTCGGCTAAAACTTTTTCGCCGGTGCCACCAAAAGCGGCGTCACGGGTAACCGTAGTTGCAAATACGGGTATGCCAGAATTCGTAATATTTAAATTGCTTGCGGTTAATACGTCGCCCGACGCATATAACGGCACTGTTGTAACTGCGTTTGCACCCATGCCGTTAGTTTACGCTAAAACTGGTTGCGGGTCTTGTATATCCAATTTTCCGTAAATTGGGTCATCAAGTATGAACTGGTAAACAATTACGGTAGGCGCCGTGTAGTAGGTGACGCGATGCCCGGTCACAAAATCTAGGCGGTGTTCCACGCCTTCAACGCTTAACTCTTGGGCTACCTCACCGCCAGCAATGGTGTTGGTAATGGTAATCGTATCCCCAATATCTACTAGGGCTAGGTTTTCGCGTTGCGCGGTAGTGAGCATAAGGTAATCGGTTTGTACCCCGGTGTAGGTTGGCTCGGGTTCCCCAACCAAAAGGTAATTTGCCAGCGCCAGCGCTGCCGTATTGTTATGTAAAAGGCTATCTGTAATGCTTGTGCTTTGGATTAGGTATTTAGTTTGGCTGGCTAGATCGTCGGCTACTTGTGGGCTGCTTGCGCCGAGGTGTTGAATACTGGCGCGGTTTATGATCTGATCGGCGTTATAGGTTATGGCCAAATTGTTGTATGGGGTGTTAGTGCCGTCGTCGTGAAAATCGGCAACACTACCGCTTAACGTGGCGCCTACTCGAGCGTCAAAATTTATTACCCCTGTGCGCGACATAAAAATACGGCCCTGCTCGGCTGCCTGTATTTGGTCAATATAAGCCTTTACGTTGGTGCCTTCGGCAACGGTGTAGGCCGCTGCACCGCCAAGGGTTTGGGTGCCAGTAGCAATGTTGCGGCTGGCTGCCGGGTAGGCAACCTCGGGTAGATCTAAAACGGCTGATAAACGGGCGCTGCTTAATTCCTCGGATACGTTGAATTCTGCCATTGTCGTTTGGGCTAATAAATAGAAATCGTCGGCGCAATACACGGTAACCATGTTGTTGCCACCTAATTCGTAACTGTAGTTATAGTTCACAATTTGCCCTACAAATAACGCTATAAATGTGTTGGTGCTGTCGTAACGGCCAAACGATACGCGCCGCAATGGGGCTAACGTAAATTGCCCGCTTGGGTCTACAAACGGACTGCTTGAATACAGCGGGTTTAATATGCCGCCCGCCAGCGTGTCATCTAGAGTAAACGTCATTGTGCCGGCGCTGAATTGGTCGCCTATTTCTCGACGCCCACGGTTTACGCTTACTGCTTTGCTGTACTCAAGCATTGGGGCAAACTCGGTTACGCCGTCTAAAACGTATTCGGTGTTATTTAGCACCCCGCGCGTAGTGTCATTTAGGGTAAACGCGTTAAGCATAAACCCGGTATCTATGAATAGTTCATAGTTTCCGCTGGCTACTACTGACGTGGGCATTATGCAACCGCAATATTGGCGGGGCCTGCCGCCCTGTTGTATGCGCGTATTGAATTTATGATTACTTCGCCAGTTTGTGCGGTTGGCACAAGGGTAGACAAGTTAATAGTTATGTCTCCGCCACCTGTAACGCCCATGCTTTGCCCTGTTTGTATTGGGGTTACGGCTGGCATAGGGCGGCTTATTGCTTCGCTAAATCCTGCACTAATTCCCTTAATGTCTGCAATTTTTAGGCCCTTGGCTTTTAGGCGTTTTTGGGCTTCCGCAAATGCGGCTTCAACACCCTGCAAATAAGACTGGGCGTTAGATACGCCAGCACCAAACCATTGTTCGGCGGCTTGGGTGCCAATGGTGGCGGCTGCGTTTTCGGCTGCCATAACTAAATCGTTGGTTTCTTTAATGGCGCTCGAGCCACCCGCAATTAGTTCGGCTGCAATGGCCGCGCCGCTTTCACCGCCAGCGTCTAATACGGCTTGTAACGCTTGCTGGCTTAATCCCATGCCAAGCAAGGTTTTAACGTCGGCACCGTATTTAACAATACCTGCTACCTGATCGCGCAACCCTTGTAAAAACCCGGCGCCTGTTTCGTCGCCAGCCTCTTTAGCGTCGGCAAAACTAAACGCGTCTTTAATGCTGTCGCTTACCTCGGTAGCAAAATCGTTAAAGGCTGTTTGTGCGTTTGCCAGTTGGGTTTTTGCGTCATCTAACGCGGCTTCTAAATATTTCTTTAGCGCGTCGCTTGCCTCTTTTATTCGGTCTGCCATTTTCTTTGCAGCGTCACCAGCCCCGCCAAGGCCCTTAGCAACGGTATCTATTTTTGGCGTGATCTCGCTTAACTGTGGGCCAAACGGTTTTACGGTTTCTACCGTCGTTTTGGTGGCAGCCTTAAACGCTAGAAACGCGCCCGCTGCAACTACTAGCCCGGCTGCGATTGCGGCAGCACCAACACCAATGGTTAGCGCGGTATTGGCTGCGGCAGCCGACGCCGCAAGTGACCAGTTAAGCGCGGTAGTTACTACGGTTACAGCGTTAGCAATTAGTTGCGCGGCCTTAAATCCAATAAGCGCGGTACTGATTGCAGCAATGGCGGTACCTACGGCTAACAATGTGCCTACGTGATCTTGCGCCCATGTACCAAAACTAATGAGATATGGCAGCACCGCTTCAACGGCTGGCAATAACGCTAACCCTATGCTTTCCTGTACCTCACCCAATGCCACGTTTAGGCGCTTAAATTTGCCTTCCGCGGTGTTGGCTGCGACGGCTGCCGAGCCACCAAATGTTTTAGCCAGCGTGGCCATAACGGTATCGAGGCTGGCGCCGTCTTTAATCATGGCGTACAACTCGGGGCTTAACTGGCGTAACGCTTTAAAGTTGCCGCCATACGCTTTTGCTAACGCGTCGCTGACGCTGGCAAGGTCTGTGCCTGTGCCGGCTGAAATATCCATAGCCAGTTGTAGGGCTTCATTTGCTTGCGCTAAATCTTTAGTACCTAAAATTAGTGACGCGTAGGCGGGGCGTAGTTGATCGTCGGCCACGCCAGTTGCCATTTGCATAGCGCTAATTTGTTTTTCTGTTGCCGCTACTTGTGCGTCGGTAGCACCCACCACGTTTTGTAAGGTTTTGGCTAATTGGGCTTGTGCGGCGCTGTCCTCAACGGCTGCCCTAATGCTGTAACCAGCGGCCACGGTAAGCGCGCCCATGGCTGCAACGGCTGGCAAAAACGCTTTACCCGCAATGTATCCGGCGCGCTCTGAATTAGTCTCAAGCGCTTTTAGTTGAGTAATCGCTTTTTTAAATCCGTCACCGTCAAGGCTGCTAATAATCGGTATGTTAATTGCCACGATTGAACCCTAATTTTCTGTTAGTGCGCCGGGCAACGTCGTTAATT